TTATCAAGCTCTTTTGAATTTACTTTGACTTCAATTCCTGTTTCTAATTTTCCTGATACGTTCGATTTTCCATAAACCACTTTTAAGACGTCAGAGTTCAATGACTCAATAAATATAAGCTTGAATGTATCTGTAAATTCCTTTTGAGGAGATGCAACTGTATCTCCGCCCCAGGCTCTGATACTGTCACTTTCTCTTTTAGTGGAGTTTGTCACTCCATCATCTGAAACGTAGCCTAAACAAACATAAGCTTCGCTTAATGCGTCAGTTGCGTTTGTTGGCAATGCCGTTCCTCTTGGTGCGCTATAAACAGCACCGCCGATTTTTGGCTTGCCTGTCGCAATATTTCTTGTATCGTTCATATTTTCCTCCTAACTGCTAAACTATATGCGTTATTTCATAAATGCACTGATATCTGTACTCCTTTGTACTGATATCAGTAAAGTTGTAGTCTGTCTGATATTTTGAAGCAGATATCTTTTTCATTTGATTCATTTCGTCCATTGCTTCTTTCACTTCTTTATTGAGTCTGTTAGCTTCAAGCATTGATTGAGCATATGACTGAATTGCTACAGTGTCATGCTGCAGCATGTTTTGTCTGCTTCCGCCTGTCTTTTCAACAATGATATATCTTGCTTCGTCAGTTTGTGGCTTTTCAGCATAAACACCCACGTCTATCTTGCCTGACAGGTATCGGATTACTTCTTCTGTGATTATCATTTCTTCACGCTCCCAAGTGCTTTTACAAGCACGTTGTGATTGTATACTTCACGCTGCGCTTGTTCAGTTACGGGCTTTACATTTGCATATGCTCTTTTTTCACCGTTACGAACTTCGGCACGAAATCCGTCTCCTGCAGATGATGATACTTCTCTAGCAATATCTCCAACAGCACCTTTCACTTCAGCACTCTTAAGAAGCTGCTTTACTCCCGCACTGTTAAGCACAAAATCAAACTTACTCATATCTCTCCACCTCGATTTTTTTGTTCCAATCAAGGGGGATAAGCTCTTCTATTCCTTCCTGTGGAATGCCTATTGTTTTCCAAGTTTTGCCAAAAAACTTGACTCTTCTGTCTACCCAATTATGGGTATCACCTTTTGGGATTCCAAGTGAATACACAGCCTTTTTGCCTGTCAAATTCAATTGACTGATAACATCATCACTTGACGCAGGCGCAACAAGAACATTTTCAACCTTTTCTTCTGCTTCTTCATACTGCATTCTGTTGAATGCATCTTTTTCAATTTCTTCCTTTTCAAGAAGAATTACTGTAATGCCTTTAATCTTCTGTGCCATAGAAATCTATCACTCCATACTTCTGTTTTCTTAGCCCCAATCGGCTAAGTTCACTCTTCTTTATGAAAAGTCCACCACCAGGAACAAGATAGCTTCCTGAAAATGAATATCCCATCCCACTCTCTGTAAACTGTGTCATTGGCTCCTGATCAGTTGATGTCATTAATGTTCTTGATACTACGTCTACAGTGACAGACTTCAATACATTTTCAAAAGCCTTGCTTTTTTCTTTTTTTAAGTCAAGGTCTTCATGAACCTTTTCGGCTTCATAACGCAATGAATCAGATACAATATCAAGCAATGCACTTGCTCTTTCTTCTTCATCTAGCTTGAGCGGGCGCCACAATGTGTTAAGATCTTCGATTGTTGCAAATGCTGACATTGTTCATCACCTACTTTTTATTTGGCTCTTCTTCTTTAGCTTCTTCAATATCTTCTTCGTTCAGCTGTTCTTTTTTAGCTTTTTTAGTATTTTCTTTTTTAAAAGGAATCCAGTCACCAGCCAGCTTTGACGCTGCGCTGATGATGACTCCTGTCTTCTTGTTCTTGTATTCCATAAAATTACTCCTTAACAACTCTCGCAAATGCTGATGCGTCAAGGATTCCCCATCCGATATAAGCTTCAGCTCTTAAACAGACTTCGTTGTATGCTTTTAAGTCACGGCCTGTCTGATCCGGATCACCATATTCGATAACTTCAAGCGGAATGTTCTCTGCATACCCCCATTTGAAGAAGTTTTCAAAATCTCCTGTAATAGCCATGTCTTCATCACCTGTTTCATTCTTTGTTGATACTGTCTTATTTTTGTCAAGAGTCATTTCAAAGAAGTAATCAGGGGCCTGCCCAAATCTAAATTCAGGATACTGTCTTACTCCATTCACAGTAATTTTAGACAATGCCTGCCCTGTAGCCGGCGCGATAACTAAACCAGTAACATCGTTTTCATTTGTAGTTACCATCTGAATCGCATCATCGATATTGTCATCTACTTTTGTTTCGTCATATGTTACTAAGTTACTAGTTACTAACCCGTCAAATGAATTTGTATCCTTGAAGCTTGCGTCTGCCATTGATTTAGGTTCTACACCATGCATCGCCGCCAAATCGAAAGCAGTCGCAATTTTCTTTGCGAACCCTTCAGAAAAAAGCTTTAAGTAATCTACCTGCTTTTCATCAGAGCAGTTAATAAATTCATCGCTTACACGCGCCTGATAAACGAATTTTATAGGCTTGATTACTTTTGAATCTAATGTCGCCTTACCTTCCTTTTTTTGTTCTCCTTCGCCGACGATCTGTGCATTGCCTTCTAAGTTAAAAATAAATTCTTCTGTTCCTGAAAAAGGGATTGGCTTCTGTGATGAAACCTTTGCTAATGATGAGTGACCTTTTACTTTACTCATTACTTCCTTTACTAATTCTTTTGGAAATTCTACTGATTTTAATGCTGGCATATCTTCTATTCTCCTCTCAATTTTTGCGCCATACTCTTCCATGACGCATCACTTTTTTCTACACCACTTGGCTCAGTGTCCTTGCGTGGTGCTGGCTTTTCTAAGGCTTTCATGTATTCCGATAATGTCTCTGCATCTGCATTTAGTGCTTTTTCATCTTCTCCACGTAATCTGCTCGCAAATGTTTCAGGAATACCATGCTCCTTAGCAACCTTTCTTAATAAATTCTCTCTTTCAATTCCTGAAAGCTTATTCTTTAGATTTTCAAGTTCAGTGTTCTGCGCATCGTATTCTTCTTTCTTGCTTGATAGCTCTTCGTTTTCTTCTTTTAGCGTTTTTAATTTTTCTTTTAGTTCTTCGATATCTGATGCTGAATCTTCAAACTCCTTTAGTTTTGCTTTCAGTTCATCGTAATCAGCGTACTTCTCTTTTTCTCTCTTTAGTCTTTCACTGATAATACGATCCAGTTCTTCCTGTGTTTCAATTTTTTTAAATGGCATGTAAATGCCTCCTTTCTCCGCATTTACCCTTGCGTGAGGTTAATTTTTATATCTAAAAAGAGCGCTCTCTGAGTGCTCTTAATAGACTATCTTCTGTTTTCTCTTTGGCCTGTCCATTGCACAAGCCCAGTGCGCCAATAACGCACTATCCATCAATGCAATATCCATATCGTCATATTGTGCTCTGTATCCAAATCCACCATTTGAACCGATATTTCTTTTTTCACAGTTTGTTACCACATTATCAAATGACGGCTGCTCTGCATGTCTTAATGACTTCTTGTAAATTGCCTGTTCCCATAACGAATTCGCAACTATGACTTCTTTTACGGTTGGAAGCAGTACATTCTTGATTCTATACTCTTCAAGTTCTTTTTTAAGTATGCTCTGCCCGTTTGCTCCGTCAATGACGATTTTTGCAACATCAGCTCCTCTTAAAAATGCAACCATCCACGTATTACCTGAGCGCACTGAACGACAGTCTATGCACTCAACAAATATGTTTTTGTCAGCTGTTCGTACAGCAACGCTCATTGCTACATTTGTCCCATCGTTGCCGTACTTTATGCCGATAAACAGTTTTCCTGTCAGCTCAGGCATCTGATCAACAAGAAGCGCTTTCCATTCAGTTTCTGAAATTGCAGACTTTCGATTATAGGTAGGCCAGTATCCAAGTCTCTGAACATTGTAGTCAAGCTTGTCTTCTCCAAGTTCTGCTTCGATCTTTCTTTCGGTAAGATGATATCCAAGCGATGGGTTTGTCTGATACCATGCGTCGATATCATCCATTTCTTTTTCTTCGGTGACTGACCACTCGGCCCATCCTGAATATTTTGCTTTTCCAAAAAGACACGAATCTCTGTATTTTGAAAATACCGTTCCACTCGACACTGGTGTCGGTGGTGTACCACACATAATAGTTATAGGATTCTGACTGTCTGTAACTGTATACTTCAGTGCTGATTCCTGTTCAGTCGTATATTCCTGGGCTTCATCGATGATCATCACATCAAAGCCTTCACCGAGTCCGCCGTTTGAAGTTCTTGTTCTGAACTGAATTACACCACCTGTAGAATAAAGTTCAATTCTCTCCTGCCCTTTTGCACGAATTGAATTGAAATCCTTTGTGTCAACCAATCCTCGCTTTTCTTGATATCTTTTCAACTTCTCAAATGA